TACTTATTGTTTGTGCCAAGTTTAGGGCAAAAAATACCAACCATCGTATTTGACGGTTGGTAAATGTTCACAATTACATTTTTAATGCAATACATTATTAATCATATATTCATCGACTTCATAAAAATTGAACTCACTCGAATTAAATATAGCATTGGAATAATCAGAATATCTTGGTAAATGTGATTCTATTATTGAAGCTTCTTCATGCCCTCTTCTCTTCAATTCTTCACACATTTCCCTTGCATAAGGTCTTGAGTCCAGATTTAAACAATCATCTCTTGTAACAATGCTTTTCCGTTCATACACATTAATTACAAAATCTATATCTTTTTTATCAAGCATAACCTTTCCTCCTCACTTCTTTAGTCATAAGGAAATTATAACTCTTCAACCAGTAATATACTACATTTTTCTTATCCTCCCCACTCAATCCTCATCTGTCCATTCTTCTCTTCTACCAAATGACACATCCTCTGTCTCATTAATCTTTTTGCCGTATTACGTCTCCGGTAAAAGCTTCTCCTGCTGATCGGGAGAATACCATAATGAGCCTCAAGCATATCGTAGGACACCTTGTGTATTATGGATTCTGTTAATTCTCTGGCTATGAAGCTGTCTACCTCATTACAGATTTCATACGTTTCTTTTTCACTCATCATGCACATTCCCCCCTTTCGTGCAAGTTGTTTATATATTATGCAACATTATAACATATATTTTACTCGTTTTATAAACTTTTATTATAATCTAATGCAACATTTTTATTTATATATTGTTTTCAAAAATAAAAAAGAGCCGGACATACAAGACATTTATGTCTTATACATTCGGCTCTAATCGGCACTAACAATACATTTTTTATACCATATTTTGTATTTTTTCAATAATTACTTAATACTGTTGGATCCAAATTGTTCCTCCTTTTGCGTTCTGCGGTTCTTCTTTCGACATTATTATATCTGGCTTATTTTTTGTTTTTTCGTCCACAACATCTTCTGCAACTTCTTTAGTATCTTTGTACCCTAATCCATTGTTATTTATAGTTTGTGCTATCTGTGAATTACTAATTTCAAGCCTTTCAATCTCCGCCTTTAAATCTCCAAATTGAATTTTAAGTTTGTTTGCTTCTCTTATTTCTTTCCCACCAATAATTCCAACAATAATCCCAATAATTGCAACTATAAGTTCTCCTAATGCTATCCAATCAGATGTTCCCATACTATTTTCCCCTCAATCTTTTGTGATATGGAGATTATACCACTCCAACCGCCAATTTTCAATTTTCAATATATTGCAAGTCAGCTGCGAGTCTAATTTTCTTCCCTAATCCACATTCCTACCGGTAGTTGACCACTTATAACAACCAAATCCCTGCTTTGCTTTTATAAACAATTTACATTTTATCTTCTAAGCTTGTGCCTGAACTTCTTTAATAAACGCTCTCATCATTTTGCTAATCTGCCCTGCCTGGCTTACACCTGCACTATCACAAGCTTCTGCAAATTCTTCTGTCAATTCTCTTTTTAGCTTATATGACTTACTGATCAATCCGGCTTTCTCATTCCACCGATCTTGTGGTCTCTTCTTTTCTGCACCCATGTTATACCTCAACTATACCAATGCCGGCATTTTGCTCAATTCATATAATTCATCCGGGCAAATATCTTGACCTTCCGGCCAGACAACAGTATATCCATCCGTTTCTACTGCATTAAAATAATTGCGATCATGAAGTTTCCCATACCACTCACCTCTGATGTATGGTTTTACATCAAATTCTTTTCTCTCACCATTATCAAATTCTACATCTAAAATATAATTATCCTTCGGTACAACCTTTACCGCTGTTGGTCTCAACATATCTTCTTTCCTCCATAAAGAGCCCCTATTTAAGAGGCTCGATTTTGAAATATCCTTCACCTTCGCTTAACATTGACCAGTTGGCATTTAATTCATCCTCGTGAATTGCCATCCATGCAAGCAGGAGTTTCAATTGCTTATTTGGAAAACTGCCCTCTAATACTTCTCCATCAATCGCTACCACAATCTCATTGTCTCCATATATTGCATGGATATGTGGTTTATTATGTTTTCCGCCTTTTTCACTCTGCATTCTGACTATAATTCCATAAAACATTGATAATGCTGGCATATCGTGTGACCTCCTGAACATCTTTTTTGATAGTTATATTTTATCATACGGTACACCGTATGTCAACATGTAATAATATCAAAAGAAAAAAATAGAGAGCCTATTTCTAAGCTCTCATACTTTTATGCAACTGCCTGTTTTTTCTTCGCTCTGGTAATTGCAACATCACATACTGCATTTACATAATTTTTTGCACTTTCATAATCTTTAAATTTGCTTTTTTTATCAGCAAGTTCATTTAGCCACTCTGCCTTTATCTGCTCTATATCTTCAAGGTTCATTCCATTAAGCATTTCTAAAAAATCTATTGTTATTTTATTCAATTTCTCGTCCATGTTAATCGTCCTCCTCGTCCCCTAACATTAATTCCGCAACATCCATATCGCAATCGTACTTATCCATTATTTCACATATTGCAAGTGCTTCTTCCACGTCATCTTCAAACTCTATTTCTCTCTCACCATTAAACATATTAAGCCACCTCGCTTTCTCGCCAAATCACATGATATGTTTTCTTCTGACCATCACTCTGCACATACTCAATATCTCTTGGATATCCATTCTCTGCATACCATGAACGAACCATAGTAATAACCTCTGGTGCATATTTTCTAACAGTTCCCTGCCATTTCCCCTTGCTCTCCCAAGTTTCCGTATACATACTTTGCGGAATGTCAAGGCGACGAATGATTTCATTTACTGCCTTATCTGCTGGTTTGCCAGAACTCTGATAATAAATTCCAACCTGTCGGGCAATATGTACCGTATCAAAATACTGCTGATCCGCTTCAATCATAATCGGAAGTGTCACATCTGCTTTTTCATAAAGTGATTTTGCTGTGAGAAGCTGTATCTTACTATCACACCCAGCCGCTGCAAGCATTGGTGTTAGGATTTTTACTGCATTATTTACCGCTGATAAGCTCTCTGTATGCTTTCTGGTTGTTTTAACTTCTTTCCGTTCTATTCCATTATGAATAATATCTTCCATATCATGGAAACGATTGATGTAGCGTGCCGTGAACTCTGTTCCTTTAATACCTGTCAGTTTATGGGCGATGAACTCACACCCTTTCTTTGTGATATCATAACACGGACGTTCTTGCTTATTCTTATCGCGGTATGTGTTTTCTCTAAAGAAATCGGTGGGCTGAATTTTCAGCTCTCCTAACTCAGAGCCCGAGTGATTTTTCGCTTCGGCTCCCTCCCCAAAGTTGGGGGCGGACATTTCACCAATATACTTTTTAATATCTCTTATTAAATGGTCATGTCGTTTTCCTACCATTTCTGCCACTTCTCTGCTGTCTAATGTCTGTTCAATCTGATTCATAATTTCAAATTCTCCTTGATTTTTAGGCTAGAATCTCCTATTATGAATAAAGAGATTCCGTTTATGGGTTTCTTTGTTTTGAGTAAACACGAACTTTGGTCGGTGGGTGTTTACTCTTTTTTTGCAACTTTTTTGTTTCCATTTTGCCAACATATTTTGCAAAAAAAATTTTTTCTTTTTCTTCTAATGTCTTAATTTTCAATATAATGCATAATTCTTCGATTTCATTGGCTTTAAACTGTGTTTGGTTATTAATTTTCTTTTGTAATCCATAAGTAGTCAAGCCGACCTTCGAAGCTATGTAATACTTTTTTAATCCAGACTCATCTATTCTCTTACATAATTTTTGTGTATCTACCATTTTTCATCCCTCCTTTCTTATTGTTGGCATTTTGTCCACATTTGTTATGTTACTCTTTTGTTTAATAATTGTCAATATTTATTTCAATAAAAGTTGAATTTTTTTTCTACACAATGCTAATATATAATTACGAGGTGATTATAATGGAAATTGGCGATAGAATTCGAAAAAAACGTGAAGAACTCGGCATGTCCCAAGAAGAACTTGCAAAAAAAATAGGATATAGATCAAGATCGTCTATTAATAAAATAGAAAATGATGGACGTGGGCTTCCTCAATCAAAAATATTATTAATAGCAAAAGCTCTCGAAACCACTCCTGATTTTTTGTTAGGTTGGGATGATGATGAAACAAATTTTTACTCTGATGAAGTATTATATGGAATAAACGCAATGACTTCCCTTCTACAATATCTGTATGACGATGTAGATTTTCATGAATATCCTCTTTGTGATACTTTCGATGTTGTACTAAAAAAAGATTCTACCGAGGTCACTCTAACTGAATTGGAATACAACTTATTGTTTGATTTCATATGCAGTAATATTCCAAATTATATTAATCTTGTCAAAAGTAAATCTCCACAAACCGAATAATATTTCTTAAAATCCCCGCCTACGTTATGTAAGCGGGGATTCCATACTCTGTTTGCTTTTTCCGGATCCACAATAAATCCGCTTTCTGTCGCAAGTTCAATCTTTGTTTCCAAAAATTCTTTATATGTCATTTTTTTTAAGGAACCCGATATATCGTTGCCCAGGCCGGAGGTTCGGCTCCTTTCTTGACTATTACGGTTTAAAATGATATATTAGTTTCATCGAAACACCTATTGTGTCGATTGGAAGTGGCGCATCAATCCTGATGAGATTATGCCTAGTATTTAGTGCAATACTAAGCAGCGTAACTGTAATTTACTTTTCCTTCTGTAAAGAGGTGGTACCCATGAAAAAACTTGAGACTGTAACAGCAATTTTTAATTCATTTTCTTGCAACTGTTTATCTTTCATTGGGATTTACGCTGCTACTTCCGCTAACAAGTATAACTTGCTGATGAGTTGGTGAAATTCCACCGAATAGCGGAATGCACTGGTGCATGTTAAAGCATGCACCTTTTTTATATCATCTGATCTAACGGCAAGCTCATCTGCCCTTTGCAGTTGTCCCCGATCGTCGTAGGATCCCATCCCACGCCGATATAGTCCAGGACTTTCGCCCATCCATAATCATTCCCGTCCTTATCCTTGCACATATGGAACATCAGATAATCCCACTCTTTCGGATTGCTCTCATACAACAGATCAAACCGATGTGGGCGTTTCTCCATGTGGATTCCAAAACCGCACATACTGCATCCGGTACGTTGTGCCTTAGTTGTATAAAGCGTTCCATCCGGCTTTTTCTCAATCGTTCCGTAGATTTCCGGTATAATGCTTTCTGGCATTTCAAAACTTTGAGATAATCTTCCTTCTTTCAAAAGTTTCTCATGATATTTTTCTTTCAGTCCGGCTTTCCACAGTTCGTCCATTTCCAGTGCAAGTTTTAAAATGTCCTGCCTATGGAAGATTGCAAATGGTGCTGATCTGATTTTGGATGCCCCAAAGTAATTGCATCCATTCATTCGCAGGCTCTTGGCACGTCTGCCGCCCTCGGATGCCATCAGTCCCAAATACGGGACACTGTTATGTTCCTTGCCCCAGTCTTCACAATTCTTTTCTTTGAGGTAATAACAGCATTTCGCTGATACCGAGAAATCCGGTTTCCCGAAGTCGCATCCTTCGGTTTCGTTTTCGTATCCACCGAACAGCTTTAACCACCGCTGATTAAGCTGCATCTTCGAATTCTTCTGCCATCCACCATATTCCCCGGTCTCTCCCGTTATAATCGCGTGTCTGACTGTCTTATTCTTCTCGGTTGGATTCTGCAGCAACTCGATTTTTCCTGCAATCTCCTTGGATATGACCGGAAAGCCAAACTCCCGTATAACCTTTGGCTTTGTCCATCGTGTACCATCATCCCGCATGAGCGGTGGCACATTGATAATTCCAAGAGCTTTATGTACTCTCTGTATACTCTTGTCTTCCAGTGTAGATGCACTGACTCCTGGTGCGTCAATTCCGCATACCTCATGTAAAAACAGGTATAAGATTATACTGTCAAGTCCACCGACAGAAACATGGTAGTTGAGCAATCTTCCATCACATTCACTTGCGAACTCTTCTGCTCTGATCTGTGCATATTTTCTTTTATATTCATATGGCTGCTTTTCTTTCTGCATAAAAGATGCTATCTTCTCATATGCTCCGATCCGCTCCATTCTTTCCTGTACTGATTCCATTATCTTTTGGAGTAAAGAGCTCTTTCACGCTGGCCAGCAAACCTCTCACTCCTTTCGATTTAGTTTAAAATTTCATCCAAGTAGGCATTCCAACCTACGCTCTTTGCATCTGTCCAAAAGTTACTTATGTAGTGATTTTTGTTATGATTAATTTCTCTTTTCTTCGGCAGTTCCTGGAGCGGACACCAATCTGGCTTTCCGACATTGTTCGCATCCTCTCCTGTAGCACCACATACCAGATTAAGTTCCTTGGTGTCTCTTTCAAAGTATCCGCAATAACAATCTGCACAACACTCCGGCATGTCCATAACCAATACTGCTTTAGCCATCTATCCCACCTCTCTTTATCTTCCTTCCGCAATAAGGGCAATACTTATAGCCGTTTTCTTCTGGTGTACCCTCAAATATCAACTGCCGGTTTTCACACCCTGTTACATAAAGGTTTGATTCCGCATCTTCAAGTTTCCACTCGCATTCAGATTTCTGCTCTTGCTCACTACTTTTCACGATCTCGATTGCCTTGTTATAGGCTATAAGCATTCCTAATTCCTTTGGTTTATCATTTACAATATCATCAAGTACCCTATTTACTGGTACAAGGCTTTTCAGCTTTTCCAACTGTTCTACAACTTTGTCTGGATCATAGGCGGTCGGCTGTGCATCAACCCAAGGAATTGCATGTCCATAATGCAAATATTTTTTCAGATATTTCTTTAGTTCATCCGCATCAATCAATCTTCCCATCATTCGCCCTCCTGTTCCAATCATCAAACGATTTTAATACACTTTCCAGCATCGGCTTACTGACCATACAATTACTGCCATTGTAGTCACATTTACAGTCTGTCAGATACCCACATCCGATACAGATTGCTTTTGCAGCTATTGTTTTTGCTTTGTCAACCGTTAATGTTTCCGTCTGTTTCTCCATCGCCGCCCGGCATTCTTCCACCGTGCCGATTGCGCGGTACTGCTTCAGTTCTTCCAACCATTCAGCAAGTTGCTCATGTTCGTTTGCACATATAGTATTGCCATATGTAATGGCTTCTTTATCAACCGATTCTGGAATATACGCATTATCTTCGATTAGTCTTACTGACATCTTTTGGCATTCAGCTACTTCTCTTGCGTGTGATATAGCTTCATCAATTGTCATAGTCACACCTCCAACAGCTCCGGGTTATCAATCATGTTGCCGATCACTTCAAAATTCTCTGAATCAAAATCATCCAATTCCTCGTAGTCATCACAGCCCGGCTCATTCGTACACCATCCGTTTTCATGCCACACGACACACTTTCTCGTCTCATCTTCTGGAAACTCAACGTCGATATGCCCTGAAAGAATATCATTCTCAAAAATCCGTCTGCCGCTTTTATCATTAAGTCCTGTGCACTGGCAAATAGTTGATGGGTCTATCTCGTAAACAGCTTTTTTACTTGCGAAAACCGGTTTAAAAATAAGCGGTCTTCCTGCAAGTTCATAATAACTACCAGACATCCATTCTCCGTCATCAATGCACTTTCCGCGGAATAAATATCTATCTTCCATCCTTTTCCTCCATTTCTTTCAACTTGGCTTCGGCATCCTCTTGTGATAAAAACCAGGTTTCCTTGTACATTTTTTCTGGCAGGATTCGGTCTGTAGCATATTCTCGATCCTTATCACACTCCATGTACCATCCTTTTTCTGTAAAAGTAATCAAGGC